TGCACCGCGCATGCTGATAGCTCATGCCCATCGCCGCCGCCAGATCCTCCGCGCGCTCCAGCCCGTAGTCCCGTGCCCTGCGCGCCACAATCTCGGACAGCGTCATTTTCCCGACGATAATCGTCTCATCGTCGTCGCCCAGTCCGTGCCATCGACCATCCACTCTGCTTTCATCTCCCTCTCATTGATGCTGGCCTTGCCGGTCGCCGTCCAGTCAATCTCCTCGACGTAGACCTCGTGTCCGGCCCTGTGCGCCTCACACGCCCACTTCCATGCCTTGACCGGGACCGCATATACCCGCGCCCTTTCAAAGCGCACCAGCACAAATCCCAGCCCGCCCAGCGCCTCGGTAATCTCCAGAAACCGGAGCTGGTGAGCCTGCAGCCGGTCCAGCTCAATCCGTTTCCCGGCGTTGTCCTTGGCGTCGAAGGCCACAAACCGCCCGCCGGCCAGCTGGCCCACATAGTCCACCGTGGCTTTGCCGATCACCTTGGCCCATTTCGCATCCTTCACCGGCTGAGTGGGCAGGTACTCCTTGTGTACCTGCGCCACCTCCTGCGCTTCATACTGCGCGTGCTGCCAGTTAAGCGCCATCTCAAAGGCCATGCCCCGGTTCGCGTGGCTCTCGCCCAAGGCGCGGCGCTCGTTAAACAGTGAGGTCTGCATCAGTCGCCGCCCCCAATCGCCAGCCGCTCGGTCAGCGGCCCGACCAGCCGCGCCATCTCCTCGCGCACGCCCTCCGGCAGCTGAATCTTCCGCGCCTTCTGGCCCAGCATGGCGTTGTACCTGCGCTCGAACTGCGCCGACAGCACTGCCGGTTCCGTCTCGCCCAGGCACAGGTCGCGCCAGCCGCCCACCATCTCAACCGCTTTCCAGATTTCCTCGCCCAGCGCTGCCCTCGCGTCCTCGCCGCGGCTGTAGCCGTACCAGCGGATCGCCCTGCGCACCTTGGCCCATGCCTCGCCCGCGCTCGCCGTCCCGCTCGCTTCCATCGTCAGCCGGCTGATCTCGCCGCAGATGTCCGCGATGCTCGGCGGAAACTTGAGCGTAGCGCCCAGACTCCTGATCGCCACGCCCACCAGCTCCGCGCTGTACTCTTTCAGCATCTCATGCCATACGCCCACTGTCAGCGGGTCCGGATTGATCTTGCTTGCCGGCCACATCACCGTGATCGTCTGAAGCATAACAATCGTCTCGTCCTGTGTCATGCCATGCCTCCCTTCATCGCCTCAAACGCCGCCAGCCTCGGATCGGGCCTGAGTCTTGCCGCGCCGCCCTCCTCCGGCCTGATCGCCTTCAGCGCGTACCCGGTCAGCCATGTCCGCCAGTTGATCACCGGCCTGCCCTTGCCGTCCAGCCAGCCGTTCGCCTCGCACCGGTCAATAAACTCCTGCGCGTCCACGTTCAGGCCCTTCTCCCGCACGTACTCCTCCACCATCTCCACAGTCGGGGGAAATTCTTCTTCTTCGCGCGCATAGGAATTCGAAGAATTCCCTGTATTGGAATTGTATTGGGGTTGTATTGTATTGGAATTGTATTGTATTGGTTCGTTTGCTTCGTTTGGTTGAAGCATACTTCGCGTTGCTTCGTCTTGCTTCGTTTGGTTGAAGCATACTTCGTGTTGCTTCGTCTTGCTTCGCCTTGCTTCGCCGCTTGCTACGCCGCCTTTGCGTCCAGCCTCTATCCGGCTCTGATATCTTGCCTCGTCCTCGTCCAGCCGGGTGCGCATCAGCCCGAACACCACGCGCTCCGTTGTGTCCTTCAGCTCCGGCTCCTTACCTGTCTCAGAATACTTCAGCATCCCCTCGATCACCCGGCGGAAGGAGGCGTCGTTCAACGCCCCCAGCGCCCGGCATTCTCCGTGATACATCATAAACCCCGGCTTTGCCATAGTTCCTCCTGCTCTCTACGCCGTCCGCTTGCGCTTCATCTCGCGCGAAATCTCCAGCATGCCGCCCGTCAGCTTCATCGTCGCCACATCGCCGTTCGGCAGCTTGAGCTTCGCCTCGTCATACAACTCGTCCATCACATGCACGGCCACCTGTGCAAGCGCCTCGCGCTGGCCAACGTCGCACACATACTCAAAGCCCATCTCTCTGCACCTCGGCCCGAACAGACCGTCCACGCGGTCCATAACCTCGCTCTGCTCCTGCGCATGCAGCGCTCTGTCGCACTTGCACCTCTGCGTGGCCAGTACATTGGCCTCCTGCTCGTCCAGCTCTCCGCTGGTCTGAATGGTCTGACTCTGTCCGCAATACAAGCAAGTTCCCATTACCTGATTCATATCGTTCGTCCTCCTTCACGCCGTCAGAACGGCAGCTCGTCGTCATCCACCTGAGTAAATCCCTGCTGCACAGGCGCTGCCCCGGAAGGGTTGTCCACCCCCTGTGCCTCGCGCTTGCTGTTCAGGAAATCAATCTCCTCTGCCACGATCTCGGTCACGAAGCGCTTCCCTCCGTCCTTCTCATAGCTCCTTGTCTGCAAATGGCCCACCACGGCGCAGCGATCTCCCTTGTGCAGGTACTGCCCGGCAAGGTCAGCCGTCTTGTCCCACGCCACCACCGGGAAAAAGTCCGCTTCGCGCACGCCCTGCGCATTCACGAACCGTCTCTGAACCGCCAGCCGGAACTGGCATACCGCCTTGCCGCTCTGCGTGTACTGGTGTGTCGGATCACTGGCCAGATTGCCTATGCCAATCCATTTATTCATTCCGCACTCGCCTCCTCGCCGCCCGGCAGCATCGGCTGCACCGCGCCCCGCAGCATCATGATCTCCTGGTCGTCCACCCGGCCCGTGCACTCAAATGCAATCTGGCTGTATTTAATGCCGCCTGCGTTCACAGCGTCTCTCAGCGTCAGCTTCGTGGTAACCTGCCATACGTCCAGCCCGCGCGCCGCCAGCTCCCGCGCCAGATACCGGCTCAGATTACCCACGCTCATGGTCGGCACCTTGACCTCCACCGGCAGCGCCTGACCGTCCACCAGCATCCTCAGGATCGCAATGTTCTTGCAGGCCTTGCCGCGCTTGTCCTTCCCTGCGCTGCCCATCCTGTTCATCGGGCATGTCCGGCAGCTGCGTTCCATCAGCTCGCCGTCCAGCATATACCATCCGCTCATGCCGTCGGTGCTCGCGCATGTGGGCGCCGCGTCGCCTTCGCCCATGGGCTTGTCCCAGTAAGCGTTACAGAACCGGCTCTCCATGATCACGCCTTCGATCGCCGCCGTCGGCGGCATATCGTCGCCCATGTTGAAATACTTTCCGCCGCCGCTGGGCACCGTCACCCGGGTAACCGGCAGCTCGCTGGCTCCGGCCATCATGTCCATCGTCCGCTTCATCATCTCCGCCGCTTCCCGGATATCCATCTGGCTCGCCGGAAGCTCCGCCATCGCAAATTTACCCATTCTTCTTCACCTCTTCAATGTACTTGTCCAGCGCTATGCTGGTCAGTTCGCTTACAGAGATCTTCATGGCTTTCGCCGTTTCCTTAACCCGTTCGAACTGTTCGCGTTCTACATACGAATTAAACCGATAAGGATTGACCAGGCCCTCTCTTCTGTATTTCGGGGTAAAGTCACCCTTCTTGCGCTCTACGTCAGCTTCATCAACAAGATAGATGCCTCCAAAGCGAATTGCCTCAATTCTACCGCGCTCGATATAGCTATGCACCGCACTTACGCTAAGCCCCAGCCGCTTTGCCGCCTCTTTAACCGTGATATATCCGCTGATTTTACCCACTTTACTCTTCCTCCTCTGTTCTCACGCAAAAGCGTCTCGTCTCCACTCTCTCCCGGATCCTGTCCACATCCACCATCGGATACAGTTCCTTCAGCCGCTTCTCGCTGATCCTGCGCTGCGTCTGCGGCTTCCAGGTCACCAGCCCGCCGGTTCCGCGCAGCTCCGTGGCCTCCTCCATCTCGGCCTTCAGCCGGTTCTCAACGCCTGTGATCCGCTTCTCAAGCGCCCGCTTCTCAGCCCTCAGCGCGATCAGCTCGTCAATCGTCGCGTCCTGCGTGACCGTCGCGTCCATGCTCCCGCCGGTCTCCCCCATCCACATGCCGTCCAGCACGCGCCCGGTCGCCGGCAGATCGTCCGGAGGCGGCGTCCGCCCGTCCTCCATGTACCGCGTCCAGAAGGCCTCCTCAGCCTCGACCAGCTGATTGATGTCGTCCTGTGCTTCCTCCCGGCAGATCTTGAAGATCAGCAGGTCTGTGCCGTACACCAGCACTGCCAGATACCATGCATCCCATCCGGTCACCGCCATGTAGTGCAGGCACTGACAGTAATACTCCATCGGAAACTCGCCGTTCCTGTACCGCTTCATGTAGATATCCCGGCTGGTCTTACACTCAAGCCCGGCCCGCTCGCCCTTGATCCTCCGGTCGATGTTGGCCTGCATAAATGGATGATTCCTGCTCCGCATCATGCCGTACTCACGGCGCACTGCCAGCCCGGTTTTCTCGGAAAACCTGCGCGCCACATAGTCCTCCAGGTCGCGGCCCTGCCGCATGGCCTCGTTGTCCTCAACGGCCTCGCCGTATCCCTTCTTGTCGGCCCACACGCCGAACATGCCCTTGTACGGATGCACGCCCATGATCGCGCCGGCGTCGCTGCCGCCAATGCCCTGTTTGCGCGCCTGAAGCCACTCCTCATGGCTCAGATTCCGGGCGTCCGCATATACCACATAGTCCATCACATCGCCATCCTTTCAAACGCCCGCGAAAGCGCTTCCCGGTCCTCCTCGTAATACAGCGCCGCCATGCCCTCCAGCGTGCCCAGCTCCTGCATAACCGCGCCCATCTCCGCCTCTACGCCGAGCGCACGTGCCTCTTCCTCCACCTCGGCAATCTTCATCCGCAGCTCCTTCAGCGCGTCAATCCGGTCATTCAGCCGATCAATATCCATTGACTTTTCTCCTGTTCTCCGCTATAATAGCTGTGTCAATCATCCTTTGGTCTGATTCGCGGTTGCCGCCGCGGTCAGGCCTTTTTTTATGCGCCCATCCCTCGCCTGAGCCTGCGCAGCCCTGCTGATTCCAGCTGGCGCACGCGCTCAGAGCTCACATGCAGCTCCTTCGAGATTTCGCTGAGCATCCGCGGCTGATCCGAGTGCCGCTCCAGTATAATCTTCCGCGTCCGCTCGTCCATGCTGCCGATGATCTCATAGGCCTTTTTCAGGTCCTCCTTCCGGATCAGGTCCCTCTCCAGATCGACGTCGCCCGGGATCAGGTCGCCCAGCGTCTTTACCTCCCCTCTTCCGTTCTGATTCTCCAGCGGCCGATCCAGATAGACCGCCTCAAAGTTCACGCGCCGCTTGTTGCTCTCGTCCGCGTGGAATCTGCGCCCAAGCACATAGTTCCGCGCCGTTACCGTCACAAAGGTTCCGAGGCTTCCGCGTTCCGGATCGTAGGCGTCCCGGTTGATCATCACGCCCAACAGCCCTTCCTGAATGATGTCGTCCGATTCATAGCCCTTCTTACCGAACCAGCACTTGGTCGCGGCGATCACCAGCTTTCTCACCTCCTCAATCCGTTCACAGATGATCTCCCCGCCCTTGCTCACGCTTCTTCCTCCTCTTGCTCTGCGTATTGACGCCGCGCGTGTAATACTCCACCCGCCGCCTGTCTATGCCCAGCCGCTCTGCAATGATATCCACGCTCTCGCCGTTCATCTCGCCTGCGATGACCTCCGCGAAAAGCCCGACCGCAGTGCGCGTTCTGGTTGTCTTGTTCCGGATCGCCTTTCCTCTCCGGATCGTGCCGTTTGCAATCTTCCGATACACCGCCAGCACGTCGATGTAGTTTGCAAATTCCGGATACCTGTCCACAATCTGAAGGTCGCTCTTTCCGGCCCGGATCATCCTCATCACATGGCCGTAGCGGCAGTCGTCATCCTCGTACCGGTCGTTTACCGGCATTTCCGGTCCGCCGTTGTACTCCATGCGCGTATTGTCCACAACCCGCTGATATGCGCTTTGCGCTCTCATACTCCCGCTCCTTCCTGATCAGTGCGCACAGTTTGATCGCCGCCCAGCGGCTGATGATCTGGCTCCGGCCGTGATGCAGCACAAACAGTCTGCTTTCAAGGCCCCATGCCCCCTGCGTAATCCGGATCTCGGCAAAGGCGCCCAGCGCCACCAGCTCGCGCACCACCAGCGCCGTCCTCAATAGCTGCCACATCGTCCTCATCTTTCTACGCCTCTTCGTCATTGATCTTACGCAGCTTTGCCGCTTCCGCCACACTCGCCGCCCGAAGCAGCGCCCGCAGCACAGCCTCTGCCTCTTCCGGGCTGCACCCTTCGCTCATGATCGTTACCTTGCCGGTACGCCTGTCGATGCATCCAGTCATCGCGTTTCCTCCCTGTCCCGGATCGCTTCCAGCCGCGCCATCACCCTGCGCAGCATGTAGATCTTCTCCGGCCTCTCATGCCTGCTTACTGCCTCGGCGATCTCCTGAGACTTGCGCTCAATTGCGCAGTCTAGCTGCTTCCGCGTCCAGCCATACAACATAGTCAATCTCCTTCCCCGGTATCCTCGCCTCGCATTCCGGGCAGATGTACATGCGGCTTGCGTCGCGTCCCTTGCTCACCGGCCACTTCCGCCCGCAGTGTTCGCAAATCTCTACCCGTGCCATCGCGCTCAGCCTCCCCTAAAAGTATCTTACCGCCTCGTCCCGCGTAATGAAGAAATGGATACCCGGTGCGCATTCGTTCCAGCGGTTCTCGTCAAAATCCTCAACCTCAACTACTTCTCCGACCGTATAAACAAACGCAGGATCATGGTTGCTCGGGATTGACGCGCGGTCCGCGTCACTGCCATCTGCGTTGGTGATGCTGATCACCTCAGCCTTGCTGCACCGGCACTTGCGCGTCGTTGCGCTGGATCGCTTGGCATCGTCCGGAATCAGCAGCTTGACGATATATCCATGCGCCTTCTTAAATCCGACAAACGCACCCTCTTCCGGGCAGGCCATCGCAAAGAAAGCGGTTCGCTCGTTGTATCTCACGCCACTCAGGTCAGCGCCACTCAGGACAGCGCCACTCAGGTCAGCGCCACTCAGGTCAGCGTGCCTCAGGTCAGCGTGCCTCAGGACAGCGCCACTCAGGTCAGCGTGCCTCAGGACAGCGCCACTCAGGTCAGCGCCACTCAGGACAGCGCCACTCAGGTCAGCGTCACTCAGGTCAGCGCGCCTCAGGTCAGCGCCACTCAGGACAG